ATATTCGACTCCTGGACATGCCGCTTTTGCGGCGGGACATTCGCGGATCGTACACGTGCAATTAAGCACGCCATTGATTGCGATGATAATGAAGATGTGCATTCGTGCGCCACCTGTGCATCGTATGAGATCGGTGAGGACACGCGAGATGGATACCGTCACATCTGCAAGGGGAACCCAAAACGAATAGACACATGGATGAAACATTGCCCGGAGTGGATTGGAGCATAACAGGCAAATCAGCGCTCCTACTGGATCCGCAAATGGAGCAGTTCCGGGCCTGGCTCATGACCGACGGCGGGCAGGAGCTGCTGGCGGAGATCAACGAGGAGGGGAGAATATGAAGACGCTGCTGACGGACAAGTACGACCTGATGGCCGGGACGGTGGACAAGATCACGAAGGTGCTGTTCGACGAGCGGCACGGGGACAGCGAGACCGTGGCTATGGTGCTGGCGATCATCGCGGAACATGAGATCCAGGCGGACCAGATCGAAAGGGCGTGGGGGAGGTAAGGTGGACTTTCACGAAACAGCAAACATCTTCCCGATGATGTCCGAGCATGAACTGTCATCATTGGCGGAGGACATCAAGCAGAACGGCCTACAAAATGCGATCACGCTTTGCGAAGGGAAAATTCTGGACGGCCGCAACCGCTTCGAGGCCTGTCGGATCGCCGGTGTTGAACCTGAATACGAAACGTTCGTTGGTGACGATCCGCTCAAGGCCGTCATCAGCCTCAACCTCATGCGACGCCACCTGGATGAATCCCAGCGGGCGGTCATAGCGTCAAGGGTGGCGAATATGACCAGGACGGACACGCTAAAGCACGGCTCCCGTTCGGCAGATTTGCCTAACGGAGCTATTTCTCAATCCGAGGCCGCCTCCCTGTTCAACGTGTCGGAGAGGATGATCCGCACGGTAAAGGCCATTGAACGGGAAGCGCCGGAGCGCATACCGGAAATTGAGTCTGGCGCAATGACGGCGACGAAGGTTTACAAGCTCATCACCACAAAGGCCCGGAACGAAGAATTAAGGCGCAAGGCTATTTCCGCGCCAAGTGGAAAATATGCCGTCATCCTCGCCGACCCCCCTTGGCAATACAGCAATTCTGGTTTCAGTGAATCAGCGGAATCACAATACCCGACCATGCCTACGGACGAAATCTGCAAAATGGCAGACATGGTGCGCGAATCATCGACGCCCGAAACGGCTCTGTTCCTGTGGGCTACAAATCCGCTTCTACCTGACGCGCTGAAGGTCATGGAGTCCTGGGGATTCACATACAAGACGAACATGGCCTGGATCAAGGACAAGGGACGCGGGAAGGGGTGGTTCCTTGTTTCCAGACATGAGCTGCTTCTGATCGGTACCCGTAGCGATACACCGCACCCGAATGTAAGGCCGGAATCATGTTTTGAGGCCGACCGCGGACCCGTTCATAGCAGGAAGCCTGCAATAGCATACGAAATTATTGAATCCATGTACGACGGGGCAAAGCTGGAAATGTTCAGCAGATCAAAACGTTCGGGATGGGAAGCATATGGAAACGAGTTGTAGGGCATTGCCATCTGCAAACAACAAGAGGTCGTACAACGGGCACTATATGGCGGTCGGTAGGAACGCCGAGGCCATCATCCTGGAGTGGTTAAACAATCATCCTGGAATCATCGGTGTCGAAGATCTGCGGCAGCTTCGGCAGATGCGAGAGGCGGACGTCGATGTGTCAATTACCTTGTTCGACGGACGTGTCGCTTTGGCAGAAATCAAATCTGACTGGCATCTCGGCATAAGCGGAAACGTGCTGTTCGAGGTGCTACGCATCAACCACACCTGTGAAACGTCCAGATCATGCACCCTCGGTTGGTCTGCGCGGTCTCCGGCAAAGTGGGTTCTGTTTTATGCCCCGCGAGTCGATTCGATCTACAGACTTTCATTTCACGACTATAGAGAGGGGATGCAGGTCTACTCGACGGAGAATGACCCGAAGACTCATGTCGTGAGGACTGACAACATCAAAACAACGCTGAACCTTTTGATCCCGGAACGTTATTACATCAATAAAATTGGCAAATACAAAATCGGAAAGGAGGCCAACACATGACCATGCACGGCCCTCAATATCTAGAGGAGCGGCGGAAGGGGATCGGGGGCAGCGACATCGCGGCCGTCCTCGGTCTGTCGCCGTGGAAAACGGCATACCAAGTTTATCAGGAAAAGCGAAAGGAGGTGGACGACTGGAAGGGAAACGAAGCAACAGACTGGGGTAAACGCCTGGAGCCTGTTCTGCGCCAATGGTATTCAGACACAACAGGCCGCGTGGTGCGGATGCCCGAAAAGATCATCTGTCACGGCAAGTATCCCTACATGCTGGCGTCCCTCGACGGCTTCACGGACGACAAGCGGATAGTCGAGATCAAGACGGCCAGGCACGGCAAGGGCTGGGGTCAGCCAGGAACAAACGAGATCCCGGACTATTACGCGCTGCAATGCCAGCACTATATGGTGGTCACCGGCTATGAGGTGACAGATGTCCCGGTGTCAATTGGCGGCGGCAGTCCGAAACTTTACGAAGTCCCGGCGGACCGGGATGTGCAGAATATGATCTTGGAGGCGGCGGCCGAGTTCTGGCGCCGCGTCGAGAATGGAGACCCGCCGGAGCCGACGTCTTACGCGGACGTGGTGTCCCGGTACGGCGCAAGCCGGGGCGCGGGCGCGGTCTATGCGGATGAAGCGGACATCGCAAACGTGGCGTCGCTGCGCGATGTGCGGCAGCGGATCGCCGAGCTGGAGGCCTTCGAGGACGACCTGAAAGCCGGGTTGATCAAGAAGATCGGCGATTCGCATGATGTCATGGTAGACGCCGACGGCAGGGCGCTGGTCACATACAGGATCGGAAAGCCGGTGTCTCGTTTTGACAGTAAGGCGTTTGAAAAGGACCATCCGGAACTTTACAAATCATATCTTAAAACATCGGAGGCGCAGCGGCGCTTCCTTTTGAAGTGAAGGGAGAAAACATCATGGATCAGAATATACTGGAAAACGCGCCGGTCGCGACGAGACCGCAGACGCAGGCGCTTGTGGACGTGGAGCAGCAGAGGGCGACGGCCGAGGTCCAGGGCGCGATCATCCTGGCGAAAAGGTATCCGCGCAACCAGATCGAAGCGATGGACCGCATCATGGTCGCCTGCCAGCGGCCGGGCCTGGCCGAGCAGGCGCTTTACTCATACGCCAAGGGCGGCACAGAGATCACCGGGCCGTCGATCCGGCTGGCCGAGGCCGTGGCGCAGAACTGGGGCAACCTCCAATTCGGGATCAAGGAGCTGGAACAGCGAAACGGCGAGTCAACCGTCGAGGCCTTCGCCTGGGACATGGAGACCAATGTCCGGCAGGAAAAGACCTTTCAAGTGAAGCATGAACGTCACACCAAAAAAGGCAACTACAGGCTGGAAGACCCGCGGGAGATTTACGAGGCGGTCGCCAACCAGGGGGCGCGTCGTTTGCGGGCTTGCATCCTGGGGATCATTCCCGGAGACGTCATCGACTCGGCCGTCTCGCAGTGCGAGCAGACGCTCAAGGCCAAGGCGGACACGTCGCCAGAGGCGCTAAAGAAGCTGGTCGCCGCCTTTGCCGCCTACAAGGTGACGAAGGAGCAGATCGAGAAGCGCATCCAGCGGCGCCTGGACACGATCACCGCGGCGCAGCTTGTCCAGCTTCGCAAGATTTATAACAGCCTGAAGGACGGTATGTCCTCGCCGGCTGATTGGTTTGATGCCGATGCGCCGGCCGCGGTCGTGAGCCTGAAGGACAAGGTGAAGAAGGCGCGGGAGCCGAAGCAAGCGCCGCCTGCTCCTCCGGTCGAGGATGACGTGCCGGAGACCATCGAGGAGACGAAGGACGACGGTGCTGGATCGGTCAGGTACGCCTGTCCGGACGGAGGATGGGTCAACGACACGGTGTGCGCCGAGTGCAAGAAGCGCGACGGCTGCCCGGTGCGGTGAGGAGGCAAAGCCATGACCAGAGTGAATAACGCACTGATATGCCCGAACGACGACGTGATCTATGCCGGGAGCGAGTGCCCGGTCTGCATGTCGAGGCTGGGACATCCGATCCGAAACTGGATATGCCCGATGAACCCCGTCGTAGGAGGACAGCGCCATGAGCAGACCGTCTATCCATCGGTACACAAAGAGCAACCGCAATCCGATGATTGCCCTTGGAGCGACTGTTTTGGCCCTGACGCTGATCTCCGCTCCGCTCGGCCAAAGCTCAATCTCATTAAGCAGGCACACGTTGAGGCAGCTGGCGACAGTGATAGCGAATAAGCAGGGACTCGATCCGAAGCTGGTCCGGGCCGTCGTGACCGTAGAATCGTCATGGCGGCCCGGCGCCCGCAGCAGCAAGGATGCGCTGGGCCTCATGCAGGTCCATCATCCAACCTGGCGTCACAAGCACACCAGGAGTGATTTGTTGGACCCGGAGCGCAACCTTATGGCCGGGACTGCCATCCTGCGGAAGTATTTAAACGAGTCCAGTACGTTAAAAGAAGCGTTGCGGAAGTATAGCGGCGGCGAGCCGGAATACTACAGCAAAGTCAAAAAGGCGATGAAGGGAGCGTGAGGCGTGGCAA